CTACAAAAGTTTCGTGCGGCTATGGGCAATCTGACAGCAGAAATCGGAGACAATCTGCTGCCAGTTTTGACACCGTTCATCGAAGGATTAGCGAAGCTCATCAACGGTTTTGGCAAGTTACCCGAACCACTGCAGGCGGTTTCCCTGGCACTGGGCACCATTGGAGTCGGGATTGCCGCGTTGAACGTGGGCCGGCTACTGGCGGCGGCTAAGGCGCTGGCAAGCGTTGGTGCAGCGATTCCAACGCGCTCAATGACTGACATCTACATGGGCAAAAACGCGCCGAAGCCAACGCGCTCAATGAGCGACATCTACATGGGCAAAAACGCGCCCAAGCCGCCCAAGCCGCCACCTGGGATGTTCAAGTCGTTCTTGGCGGAAATAGCCAAGGTCGCCCTGGCGCTTCGCGGGCTGACGGTTGAAGCAGGCAAATTTTTCCTGATGTTTGGCGCGGAAATGCTGAGGCTGACTCCTAGCGTCGGACGCCTGGGCACAGCGTTTGCCGGCCTGCGGATCGGCGCCACGATTGCGGGCTGGCTAGGCGCGGTAGCGCCGTTTGCGGCCGGCTTCCAAGCGGTCATGGGTGGGATCCTCGCGTGGGTTGGCTCGACATTCGTTCCAGCGATGCTGGCGTTTTTCTCGGGGCCGGCAGGTTGGATCACTCTGGGTGTGGCGGCGATCATTGCGGGACTGGTGCTATTTCGGGAGCCGATCGGACAGTTTCTCCGCTGGATCATTAAGGAGACATACGATTTCTTTGTTCAGCCATGGATTGATTTGTGGAATCAGGTATTAGAAAAGCCAGTCAAAGAGTTTTTGGGCAAGCTAGGCAATCTCTTTCAAAATATAGGATACTTGATAGATAAATTCCTGGTTCAACCTGTCAAAAATATGGTTAATGTTCTTATAGATTATGGTATTGTTGCGCCGCTGTTAGACGCGGAACGAGCCATAACGAACTGGGCAAAAGGTGTGGTAGACAAAGTGATGGAAGATGTTAATTGGTTAAAAACAGAAATTTTACTGTTCATAGACTCTGGCATTATTGCTCCACTCATAGAAGTGGAGCGAGATATAAGAAGCCGGGTAAAGGGTTTGGTGGACGGAATAACGTATTTGGTAAACACTTACATAGTTTCGCCACTAAATACTGCTTTCCAGTGGATTGGCGAAAGACTTGCGTGGATTCAAGAAAAAATTGAAATGGCGCGTAAGTGGATAGTTGATAAAGTAACGGCAACTGTACTCCATGACCAATCTTGATCCGCTCATTGAAAACTGGAATAAACTATGGAACCAACTTACAGAAAAACCTGAACAATTTAAGAATGATGTTGACAAGGGGTTTTCTGACTTGCAGGAGAAAATCGTTGTAACCTGGCGAGCGATCCCAGCCTTCTTGGAAGGCGTCTGGAAGAATGTCACGCAAGGCATGGCGCGGGCTTGGAACTGGATGGTCATGGGTATTTACGGCTCGATCAATGATGTCATCAGGCTCTGGAATTCTGTTACTTCGAGGATCAACAATATCTCTCCTATAAAATTTGCGCTCATCCCAGAAATTTCACCTGGTTTCCTCGTACCAGAGTTTGCAAAGGGCGGATTCGTTCAGCGTCCGACCCTAGCGATGGTCGGCGAAGGGCACAATCCCAGGGAATATGTAATTCCGGAGGATGGCATGAGCGCGGCAGCCGCAGGGTGGCACAGAGGCCTACGCGGGGACGCGCTCGTTGCGGCATGGCAGACCCCAGGACTGGCGCCGGGACGATCTACCCTTCAGCCGGTCAGCCGCGCTTCTGGCGGCGACACAATCGCTCCCACGATCAGGATCGAGGCCAACAGCGGCCCTGTCGTTCAGATGCCCGACGGATCGCAGTGGGTAAGCCGGGCTGAGTACCTGGCCGGCCTAGCGGCCACATCTCGCGCAACAATCGATGCCATCGCCCGAATCAACAGCGGCGCCGCCGCCAGAGCAAGGAGGAGAGCATGACGACAACACCACGATCATCTGCCGCGTTTCTTGATCTAACCACGTCTGGCGGCGTCACGGTGCGTCGCTGGCAATCAGGCTGGATCGATCAGTCCGTCAGCTGGGAAGAAGCGTCCTGGCAGTTCCGGGAGTTTGAGTGGCGCGGCATCACATCTGGCGGCATCTCTAGCTCCAGCCCGGCGACGATCGCGTTTATTCATTTGCCTTCAATTGCAGCAGACCTGCGAGAGGCAGACCAGGGAATGTGGCTGGGGCGTCTACGCGTCTACCACCGTGCGGAGGATATCCTGCTGCCGTCAGCAGATCAAGTGCTAGTTGGGGTGTTCATCGGTCAGATTGTGATACAAAACATTACGCAAGATCAGATTGAGATTTCCCTTGACAATGGCCAGGCTGCCATTGGTGGCCAGTTTCCGCCAACGATCGCGACAACAGCGATGATTGGCATTCCATGCCAGCTGGCGGTATAAACAATGCCAAGCGGTCACTTCGGGAATGAGCCACCTCTATTGGCCTACAAAGTTACAGAACTTGGCACTGGCAGGACAATAAATATACCGACATTAGAAAGCCTAAACCTGCCGACATTAGAAGAGCTTATTGAGCGCTCTGGTGGGATAGAGGCTTTCCTTCGGGAGCAGTCGATCGCGGCGCAGGAATCGCGAGCGGCAGCCGATGCTACGACCGCAGTACGCAGCCAGCCCTCAGCGAGGGAGACGGCCTTGACGGCACCGATCAAGGCCGTGGCCATTGGGGATCGCGTGCCAGTCGTGTTCGGCAGACGCTTGCCTGGCGGGACAGGAGGCATCATGGTCCAACCGAAAGCAACGGAGATAGAGATAACCAATACAGCGACATCACTCACTGTTAGATATCATTGTGTTTTGGGTGATGGTTTAATCGGCTCTGTGCAGGTGCGCGACGTTAGAAATGGTCTGAGCCGCCAAGGATCGTTCTCGCAGAACTACAACAAGCGAGCGGGTTCTTGGTCATCAGGAAACAAGACCCGTGCCGACTCTAGCTACACTTTGCCGGTCCTGCCACAGAACTGTGGGATCGGAGGAAACTACAAAGGTGTGTCTACGATTGAATTCACAAATACCTATCCGATCGATTCCGATGCCTGGAAACAAAGCTGGAACGTATTCGTCAGGAATGGTATGCAAATCGATCGTGGCAGGTTATTGGATGGAGTGGTGGGTCCAAGCAATAACATTTGTGACTTACTTATCTGGGCATTAACCAAATCAGGACAGCTCAAAGAATCACAAATCAACATGACAGAGATGGTCAAGACAGCGACATTTATTGATGTCAATGAGTTATACTGCGATGCGGAGTTTTTTGATGTGGTCAACCTAGCAGACTTCCTTGTTTCGATCCTGCCAGCCTTCCTGCTAAGAGAAACAACAATCGATGGCAAGTTTGCTGTTGTTCCGTTATTGCAGACGAATCCTGATGGAACAATAAAGACGACACCTATAATCCCAGACTATGTTCTCACTGAGCAGGCAATCGTGCCAGGTACTTACTCTGCCCGCCCCGCATCATTTGATGCACGCAAACCACTGCAGATCAGTGCCCTTTGGCGGCAACAAACCAGCGAGACAGAGCCGGCCATGGACCGTGATCTGCAGGTTGGCGTGAGCGACGATGTGCTGCCAGTGGTGGAGGAGTTTGATCTGCGAGCATTCGCCACATCTGAGAGCCACGCGGCGCTCGCTGCGGGATATCGTCATGCGATGCGGACGTTAGGGGGCGGGACAGGCTCTGTGTCGCTGGCCGCAGGAACCCAGTCGGGTCAGATGCGGCAGGGCCAGATCGCGCAGGTCTGGCTCCAGCTCGCGTCGGAACGGGAGCCATTTGGAGCGATTTCCACGCTGTGGTGGATCGATCAAATCTCGCTGGCCGAGAATGGATCAGAGACACTGCAGTTGATTGAATGCCCCGTGGACTCCCTTGGCCGAAGCTTGGTCGCTCTACGCACGTTGGAGGCCAGGGCCCTAGCGCCAGGTGTAGAACTGCCCTACCCTGCGATCGGCGCCGGTGACGAGCCAGGACGCGCCAGTGACACCACGGTGCCCCCGGATACCACCGGGGGAGTCCCGTTCAGCGACGGCCGGGGAGGCGGGACCAACCGGTTCAATCGCGTCGATTTACAGCGACCAGGCCCACCTGCGGAGCCCCCAGGCCCGCCAACCGATGGCGGTGGTGGCGCGGGTGGTGGATTCCGCGGCAATGTGATTGAAGCGGGCGGCGAGCCTCGGAAGGGCGACAACCGACCTGGCGGGAACAAGGTCTGGACTGGGCCCGCCCGTCCCGGCAAGCTGGGTCCAATCGTCACCCACGCCTGGCCTGGTGAGTGCGAGTTTGGCCTAGCAACAGTTAAGACGCGAATACGAGGCATCTCGTTTGGTGCTGGCGGCATGTCTTTTGGCTACGCAGATATACAAATCGATACAGTTGAGAGAGTCTCTTATGAGCTGCTACCAGAA